CTGGGACAAATTTTGGCCACGTTCCTGCATTTTTTAATTCTAGTTGTTCATTCATGGACCAAACGCCTGAAGCTTTACTTAATTCTTTTATGACCACTATACCAGAACCACCAGCACCTGATGCGTTTGCAGATGGATTATTTACTGCACCACCTCCACCACCGCCAGTGTTTGCAGTTCCAGCTTCTCCAGCTCCCGCTGGGTTTGAACCACCGCCACCACCGCCGCCAGTTCCTCCCGGAGATCTTGATGGTAATCCTCTACCGCCGCCTCCACCACCGCCACCATACGTAGCGCAGTTTGTTGCTCCTGGGAATGATGGACTAAAATCTGTTCCTGCTCCTCCTGCTCCACCTGCAGTTGGACTTGCATTACCACCGACGGCGCCTTTTCCACCACCGCCACCACCTCTATCTGTATTACCTGGAGCTGATACTCCAGTTCCACCGTTATTACCTTGACCTGAAGTTCCACATCCACCTGCTGGTCCTGTTGGACCTGCTCCACCACCTGATCCTCCTGGTTTTCCAGTTGTTGGTGTTCCAGATCCATCACCTGAACCTGATCCTCCACCAGAACCTCCAGCAGTTGCTGTGTAAGTTGTGCCTCCTGTAGTTAATGTTGTGTTATTTCCTGATCTATCAGAAGGTGTTGAGGTACAAGATGATGGAGCAGCTGATCCGCCAGCTCCAATTGTTACTGGGATTGAACTACACGCTGATAAACTACATTGTTGTAAAACTCCTCCAGCACCACCACCGCCTCCAGCTCCGTAAGCTGAGTTACCTCCAGCACCACCACCTGCTACTATTAAAGCATCAACAAGTTTAGTTCCTGATTGTAATGTAATATCTCCTGTAGATGTTTTAGATGTAATAGTATTATCACCAAAAGAAGTTTTGTTAGGTGGTCCAATTATTCCGCCATTTCCAGCCATAATCTAAACCTCCTAGTCGTCTATAACTTCATATGAAACAAAAAGAGTTAAATCTGAAGCTGTGCTTGCTCCACCTTCTAGTACATCGCCTTCTTCTAGATAGATAGGTGTGTCTGCTAAAACTAAAACCGCATCAGCTGGAACTGAAACAGTGCTAGCTATTTTAAAAAGAGCTCCAGATACAGATGCTCCTGTTGCTGCTGAAGTTCTTGTTGCTTTATCAATTCCTACAGTTACATCAGCTGCATTTGTTCCGTCAATGTTTGCAACTGAAATTCTATTAATTTTTACTAATTTACCAGAAGCTACAGTTATTAAAGCTGTAGTAGTAGTTGTATCCAATTGAAAACCTTGGGATTCTCCTATAATTGTTGCTACTGATACTATATTTGGTGCTGCCATAATTTACTCCTTTTATCCGAAAACGATTGCCATTGCAATAGCTTTTCCTGTTGTTGCTGGTGAAGAATCAAAGGATAATTGACCAACTGCCGTTGCTCCTGATCCTGTAATGCTATCTACCTTTAAAAATGTACCTGCTGTAATATTTGATGTGGGAAATTTAATTGTATAACTTTGCCCAGAACTATGTGCAGGTGACTGTAGCTTAATCCCGTGGGAGTTATCTTCACAATTAAGTTGCACAGTTCCTGGGTTTGTTGCACCCATAACCTCTATGTTACCAGTTGCTTTTGGTCTTAATCTTAAGCTAATATTAGTATCATCACCAACTGCACCAATTTGTGCACCAGAACCTGTTGCAGCATTTGTTATATCAATATGATTAACTGCAGATCCAGTTTTTTCAAAAATTAATTGTTCATTTCCAGAATCGTCTCTAACACCGTGAGCATCATCAAAATCAATCATGAAAGAGTTTGTATCTAAGTTACCACCTAATTGTGGTGTAGTATCATCAACAACATCTCCACCAAATTCTTGTAGTGTTACATTAGGATTAGAGGCTTCACCTTGAGCAAGTGCTAAAACTACTTTACCATTAGGTACTGTAGCAGAAGTTCCTGTTCCAGTTCCATCATATTTAAATACTACGTTTTGTGATCCTGAAGTTGAATTTTTTAAAATATAAAAATTTTGTACATCTGTTGGTATTGTAACATTTCGTGATGCTGTAAGTGTTCCTGTGAACTCTATCATTCTGTGTGCAAGAGTTGCACCAGTTCCACCGTCTGTTACAGATAAATCTGTGTCACCTGAATCTGATACTGCTTGAGTTGTAAAACCACCAGCTATCTGTTCAATGATACTTAAATTAGTATTAGTTTTTGTTCCCCATGTACCGGCGTTTTCACCAGTTGCTTGAAGTTCGACACCTAAAGGTGTAAATGTTGATGCCATAAATTATCTCCTATGCAGCGTCACTATAACTTGTATTTGATCCAGTTGCAACATTCGAATATGATGTATTCGAACCTGTTGAAACATTACTATAAGACGTATTTGATCCAGTGTCAACATCAGCATATGCGAAGATATTTACCCCTCCTACACTTAAAGTCGCTGATTGACCAGTTAATCCAACCTGCATATCTACAGGAGAAATACTTCCAAGACTAGCACTAAATGATTGACCAGTTAGTCCTAGACCTTCTTCAACTGTCAAAGAACCCACACTAGGTGTTAAAACAAAAGGATTTGGTTGTACTAAAGCACCGCCTAATCCTATAATAGATCCTTGACTTAATGTTAAATCAAAACCAGATATTTGAACCGTATCATTTGGAACATTTACTGTTCCTAAAGTGGATGTAATTTCTTGACCTGTTAGAGAGGCTTCTTGTGAAGAGGTCCCAGTTGCAGTTCCTTGTGATATTGTTATTGATTGACCAGAAGGTTGAACTGTATCATTTGGTATTGTTACGGTTCCTTGTGTTGAAGTTATATCTAAACCTGTTAAACCAACAACATCAGCAACAGCGGGAGTTCCTAAAGATGCAGTCATAGACTGATCTGAAAGTCCTACTGTCATATCTATAGGAGATATAGATCCAACAGATAAAGAAGTTGATAAACTAGTTTCTATTACTACAGGAACAAAACCTTCACCTTGTGAAGATGTAATTTCTTGACCAGTTAAACCTATGATAACATCAGGAACGGAAGGTGTTCCTAAACTAGATGTAATTGATATACCAGTTAATGTGATTGTTTGATCAGAAAGATCTCCCCAGCCACCTTCACCACTCCAAGATTGTGCACCCCAACCTGTTTTTAAAGTTGTAGATTCATTCCATTTGGCTTGGCCCCAGGTGAACCTGCCCCATCCTGAAGTTGTCGACATGGTCGACCTCCTAAGCTAATCTGATTATTGCTGCTGTAGCGTCGTTTGTAGGAAACTCTATTTTAAAAGTTCCATTACTAGCTGTTTTATCTCCACCAAATGCAATAATTGCAACAGCATCAGTTGTACTTGAACCACCGTTTGTTGTTGTATTATATATCATTGCACCATTTGCAGTGAAAGAAGCTGAGTTGTATGTTACATCGCCAAAATCTGTAAATGCAGTTGTGCTTGTTAATCCAACTCCTGTGTTAGTTAAAGTTGCACCACCTGCAGTATAAGCAGTTCCAGATGTATTTGTAATTTCATTAGAAGTTGAGTAATCGGTTGTACCTGCACCTAAAGATGCTGAACTTGTAAATAATGCTAATTTAAAAGTATGACCACCTGATGATTCAAAACTGTGTTTTCCTTGTAAAAGTTCTTGTTTAAAACTTGAACATATTGCCGATGTTATTGCCATAATTTAATCTCCTACGGGTTTACTGAGTTGACCGGTATTCGAACAGTGCCATCTGTGTAGTCATCTCTTCGTCTTCTACCGACTTGCTCATTAGCAAACTTCTGTATCTCTTGTTTATATTTATTTTCGTATAAAGTCAACATATCTATAGGGCCTTTTAAAAAGCCATAAGTTTCTGATAAACAACAATATAATAATCCATTTGGAAAATTAAGACTAATATAATTAGTAGTATTATCTGAAGCTAAAGTAGATGGCATTTTGTTAAAATGAACTTTATATCTATAAGTGGTATTTGGAACCGGGGCCACAATAATACGTCCTGACGTAGTATCTGAATCTCCAGTTGCTCCTCCAAACATAGCATAATATTTAGGTTGACCTTGAGCAGCGGAGGTTCCGGTTACATCCTGATACTCTTGAAGATATGTTATATCTTTTTTTTCTAAATATTTATTAGCTCCTGTAGTTTCTGATCCAGCTGTACTGTAAACTTGTATAGCTCTAATAAATAGACATCCTGCTGGAGCGTTTATAGATTCTTGTCCAGCAACAAAATTACCTAATTGTTGTTTTCTGTCTGCATCAATAGGAACATCTCTCATAATTCTGTATTGTGCATTTAATATAATATTTTCTAATTGATCTGCTGTTAAAACGTTTGAATCTACCTCTGTGTAATTTCTAATTTGTGTAACTAATCCTGAATAACTTATTCCTGCCATTATGCTACTCCTGCTATCTCTTTACAAATAGGACAGCTTTTTTTAAATCTATTATGTGTTCCACACTTTACAGCTTTTCCATTTATATCTTGATAAATTGGAGTTTCTGGTTCTGCTGGATCTTCGTATAATTGAAGATGTTCATCCTTCTCAGGACATCCGCATTGTTTAATACCAAATAAATTAGCTATAAAATTTTTTATTTTTTTAATCATGCTGTTACTGTTACCGGTCCTGCAGATGCAGATCCACCTCCTCCTGTTTCAGTTATACTAGATGTTGTAGCAGTTGCAAAGGTATAATTATCAGCATCTACTTTAGTAATTGTATATCCTGCAGCCAAATTTATGGTAGCTGCAGCCACGCCTCCAACAACAATCACATCTCTAAATCTAACAGTATCACTTGTTGACCTACCGTGGTCTGGTTCATTTACAGATATAGTTGTTGATCCTGATGTTGTTGTAAAAGCATTTAAAGGTAAAATATTAGGAACAGCTGTCTCTGTTCTATCTGGTCTAACATTACGCAAAGATATAGAATCACCATTCATTGGTTTTGGTTCTAATTGTGGTTGCTTGGGTTCGAATTCTGAAACATGGACAAAGGATCCATTCCATTCTCTAACCATTTCTTTATATGGAAACTCCATACCAGATCTATCTGATATTGCTCTTGCGTATTTACCTGTTGCGTACTTTGCCATTAATCTAAATAACCTTTCAAGTAACTTAAATCTTTAGGTATTTTTT